TCCCGAAGGAGCCGGGTTAATCTACCACCTAACGGATCATTCTTGGAAGTGGAACTCTTCGTTTATCGCCTTGCCTACGAAAATGTATTTGTCTGGGGAGTACCTAATAAGCGAATCAGAAATTGACCTCAAAACGAATCCGCACGGAGCGTTTATGCATGCAAGGTACATGAACGGGGAAGTAAAGCAGCACTCGATAGGCTTCCAATCAATCAATTCAAAACGAAAAAGCGATTACAACGAGATTACCGAGCTGAAGCTAATGGAAGGGTCGGCAGTATTATGGGGTGCTAATATATATACTGAAACCATCGAGGCGAAGTATTTAGCCAATCCAAATCTTTTGTTGGAAGAAATCGCCGAAGCAAGCGAAGAATTTAAGAAATATCTAAAGACCGGATTAAATACAGAGGAGACTCTTTTCTTCGGTCGCAATCTTGAACAATTACACAGTATAGCAAATAAACTATTTTCACCACAACCTGAAACTCAAAATATCACAAAGCCGTCACCAGACACTTTGCCGACGACAGAACTTCTCGAATTAATCGAACAATTTAAAATCTAAAGCAAAGAATGGAATTAATTGAAATTAAAGCCGCAATCAAAGAACAAGCGGACGGAATCAAGTCGCAAATCGACACCCAAAAACTAGAGTTTATCTCTATGGTTAAAGAAAAAGCCAGCACCCTAGAATTAAAATCCGCTCAGGATAAGTTAATTGAACTGACCGACTTATTAACTAAGCAGCAGGACAAGCTAGACAATATCGAACTAAGTCGCAAAAGCACGAATCAAACGGGTTCTGTATTCGCGAACCAATTAGCGGATAAAGTATTTACAAAAGACAACATCCCAAAAATAAAGAGCGGGATGAGAATGACGTTTGACGATATTCAGTTAAAAGCCGTTTCAGACATGACACGTGGCTATTCTGCCACAGTTGGGCTGAGGGACCTTTTTGCAGATGTAGAAGCGGGGATTGCCAAAGCCCCAAAAGCAACACCCAATATATTAGATTATATCCGAATAGGCACAACTAATTCAGAAATCGTAAAGTGGGTTATCAAGACAGCTTCGGAAGGCGGCGTGAGTCAAACTGCCGAAGGAGCCAAGTTCAATCAAGTTTCTTACAAGTTTGACAAGGAACAAGCATCAGCAAAGAAAACAACCGCTTATTCTAAAATCTCAAAAGAAAACATTGAGGATGTAGAATTTACTTTGAACGAAACTATTGTCGAGTTACGCGAGGATTTCTTAATCCAAGTTGGAACCCAAGTACTTAGTGGTGACAATTCAGGCGAGAATCACAATGGTATTATTAACCAAGCAAGTGCTTTTGCTCGTCAGGCAGGCATAGGAACCTTAACGGGTGTCACTATGCGAGATGTTTTAGAACACGCATATTTGCAAATTATCGTAGCTGGTAAGGGGAAATATACGCCTAATGCTTGCTTAATTAGTCCAGCAGACTTGACGAAAATTAAAACAATTAAAGACAGCACAGGACAGTACGTAATGCCTTTGTATCTTTCAAATACGGGTTATGATGTTAACGGCATTCCTTTGATTGCTGACCATAACATTACGCCGGGAACTTTTCTAATGGCCGACTTTACGAAATTTGCATGGTTCAATTACCGAGCGTTAACAATTAACACGTATGACCAAAACGAAGATGATGTCTTGAAAGATTTCATCACAATTGCGGGATCGCTTAGAGCCGTTTCACGTATCAAAACTCCAGAACTGGGTGCGTTTGTTAAGGGGACATTTTCAACGGCGGCTACCGCACTACAAGCGTAAAAAATATGTATAGAGTTGCAATTGAGTTTGCAGGCGTAGCGGTAAGGACAGTTCTAACGAACGTCCCTGCCGAATACGTAAACGAACTTATCAAAGACGGTTTTATTACCGAAATAAAAAACACTAAAGCGAAAAAATGACCTACGGAATTATCGTAAAGAAGTCGGGTGAAACCATCGGTGCAGAGCCAGTTAGCTTATCGGACGTGAAGCAATATCTAAACGTAACGTTTGATGCTCACGACACTAAACTAACTCGATTAATTACGTCTATTCGTGAGTCGTTAGAGCAATTCAAGAACGTAACACTAATAGACGAGCGTAGTGTTAATGTGTCTTGGCAGACATTTTGTGATGATGAACCCCTCCCGTTTCTTCCAATTAAGGCAAACACAACCGTTACCGTAACAGACCTTTTAGGCGTTGCGATTGATGCAAGTTCGTTCACATTGTTAGATACGGGCGGTTTCATTACCTTAGTTGGGGAGTTTCCCAACGGTGTCAAGCTAAGTTACATTACATCAAAGCAGTCTATTTCAAATAATATCAAAGAGTTATTGATTCGCTCGGTAGCCTCTTGTTTTGAAAGCGATATGACACCGAAACAATCAGTACGCAAACATTTTAATTATGTCGAAATCTATTAAGCCTAAACTAACTCCCGAAGAAATTAAAGAAATTACCGATTTGGTTTTTTTGACCAATACGAGTATTGACGGGGTGGTTTATCAAAAAGGACAGCAAGTTCTTTCGGTTTCTTTAGGCATTGATAAAACAAGATTGGACGATATTTTAAACCGCTCATTAGCACGATACAAGGACGATGGAGAAGTTTAGTGAACCAATTCAGATATGTTCAAAGGCAAAAGCGACAGATGCAGCGGGTGGCGTAATCGAATCAATCGAAACAATTCACGACACAGTAAACGCAATTATTACGCAATTAGCCCCGAACAAGGATAGCAACGGCAGCCGTCAGGAGTTCGGCCAAAGCTACAAGATAGAGTTCTGGAAAAATCCTAATTACGTGATTGACGAAAGTTACTACATCAAGTTCCGTTCGTTTCGCTTAACGATTCAGTCAGTTTTATTCACCCAAGATGATAAAAAGGTAATAATTACAGCAGCACGATGAACGGTTTAACCAATTTTAATGAATGGCGAAAGCAGGCAGAAGCCTATAAAAGAGCCGTAAAGCAAGTGGCACAGCAGAACATTGAAGAAGCGGCGGGATATGCCGAAACAATGGCGAAGGGTTCCGCCCCAGTTCAATACGGTTTTCACCGTCAGAACATAAAAGGCTCCGTTGAAAATGCGGGGTACACGGCACGGTTAACAGCTAACGCCACATACGCACCTTATTTGGAGTTCGGTACGGGTGGCGGTGTTGACGTTCCGCGAGGATTTGAAACTATGGCAAAACAGCTAAAAGGGCGTGGGATTAGGCAAGTAAACCTACCCGCACGGCCACACATTATTCCCGCCGCATATTCGGCACTTGACTTTTTGACACGCAACATCGAAGCCGATTTAGATAAGTTATGAAAGATGCTACGTTCTATCTGCTTACTGAAATTTACAGAATCCTGAATGGTAACGTTTCGGGTGATCTCTTTTCTATTGAGCAGCCACACAGCGAAACGTCTGATTTATTTGCAAAGGTTACGAGCGGGTTTATGACTTCGAGCAACACAAAAGACACCTTCACGGGGACTTACGTGGCTAACGTGGACGTAATAAATCGAGTAAGTAACACCGCATTAAGTTACGTTGCCTTAGATGCCCTTTGTAACGAGATAACAGCATTATTAACGCCAACTCCGAATCAAAAAGGCATGGTTGAGAATAACGATTTTAGCCCAATTTATGTACGGGTAACAGGAAGCACAAGTTTCACGGACACAAACGACACGAACTACATTTTACGACGAGTTTTAAACATTGAATCACGAATTAAACAAAAATAATTATGAGCCACATTTTAGGCAACAACTACCGTCTTTCTATCGACATGGGTTCGGGTACTCCTACTTGGAAAACATTTCAAGACGAAGTAACAGTAACCTTAACTCCAACCAATGATAAGGTTGAGGTGACAAGCAAGGACACGGGCAAGCATAAGAAGCACATTAAAACGTTGCTCGATCACACTGTAAGCATCACGGCGATTGAGAACAACGCACCCGGGGTAAACTCACTGAACTACAATGACATTTACTCTTTGTACTTACTGAATTATTCAGATGCAAACGGCGGTGTTAAGTCTTTCAAGTTACAATCAACCGTTTCGGGTGATAACCTATTTTCTTTCACCGGATTTGTTGAATCCCCAACCCTACCCGCTCCGAATAACGGATTGGTTGAGTATTCATTTAACGTACAAGTTGTTTCGCTTCCAACAATTGCCGAAGTAGCATGACATTTGAATTAAAACACGGCGAAAACGCCCTTTCACTTTCGGTGAACAACAAGTCAATGAGGATGGCGTTAGCTTCCGTGCAAAGCATGGGGTTTGACGTACGAAACTTAGACGTATTTACGCAGAGCGAATTCATGATGGAGTACGCTTACAGCTCTTATGTGGTTCAATGCCGCTTAGACCGCAAGCCAGTTGCGTTAAACGTGGTAGAGTTTGAGGATATTATAACCGCAGAGGTTGAAGAAAAGGTCAGTAATTTACCTGAACTTTTTGAAGAATTAGCAAACTCTTTGGTCAGTACCGTTGAAAAGCAACAAAAAAAAACGAAGGGGAAAGTCAAACCGACGATGAATTAGAAGCATACTTTTGTGGTGAAATTGGGCTTGCTCCTACGCTATTTTGGTATCAAATGACGTGGCGGCAAGCCCTTAACGTTTCAGAGGGTCACAGAAAAAAAGTAGCCCGCGAGTTTGACCGTGAAAAGTTATTGCACCGGGGCGTTTATACAATGATTCATAACTTTTTAGTTAAGGAGGGCGACCGTAAAGAAGCCCACGTACTTTACCCGACTGAATTTGACGATCAGCAAGAAAAGGAAAATTACAGTATGCCGATACAGAACGTGAAGAACTTATTTTACACAATATTTGCCGACAAGGTTGTAAAGGATGAATAATAAATTATTTGTTGACATAGATGCACTAACCAATAAGTTCAACGCCAAAGTGAACGGGGCGATGGATAAGCTGCAAAACTTTGGTGATAAAGCTACAATGGTTGGCGGTGCGTTATCTATTGCAATAACCGTTCCGGTATTATTAGCGGCAAGACAAGCCATTGCTGCTGCTTCTAATGTAGAGGAAGCCCAGAATAAAGTTAACGTTGCCTTTAAGACTTCATCGGGTGTTATTCACGAGTTCGCAAAGGACAGTCTAACCAATTTCGGTATCAGTTCAGGGGCGGCACTTGACGCAGCGGCGTTGTTCGGTGATATGGCTACAAGCATGGGCATCAACACCGGTCAGGCAGCAGAAATGAGTAAAACGCTTGTCGGGTTAGCCGGAGATTTGTCAAGTTTTAAGAACATACGAATAGACGTAGCAGAAACAGCCCTCAAATCAATCTTTACGGGCGAAACAGAAAGTCTAAAAGGGTTGGGAATTGTAATGACGGAAGCCAACTTAAAGGCATTCGCATTGTCGGAAGGTATTCAAAAGAATATCCGTGACATGACCGAAAGTGAAAAGGTCAATTTACGGTACGCCTTTGTAATGGCAAAGACGACCAACGCACAAGGAGATTTCGCCCGAACGTCAGACGGGGCGGCAAACCAAACCCGAATTTTAGAGGAAAGTATTAAACAACTTTCGGCGGGATTTGGAGAGCGGTTACTTCCGATGTACGCCAAAGTATTACAGTCAGTTAATAAGGTTATTACCTACTTTGACAACTTAGACGGTGGCACAAAGGATTTAATTTTGCAAGTCGCAGGTTTAGCCGCCGCTATTGGGCCGCTATTGTTGGGCGTTGGTGGGGTTATTCAATTAATGCCAGCTTTAACGTTAGGATTTGCCGCACTCACGGGGCCGATTGGTTTAACCGTTGGGGCGTTAACCCTCGCAGGAGTTGCCATTTATAAATATGTCGATGATTGGGAGAAGGGTTTTGCCCGAATCCATAAGGCATATTTGCAGCTTGATTTAGTATTGGCAGGAATTTTCAACGACAGAGAAACCGTTCAGATTGATACATCCGAAATAGAAAGATTAAATAGAATTATAGATAGAACCTACGAATCAGCTACGAAGCTATACAAAAGCCCTGCGTTTGATTTCTTGCGGGGTGGCGATTCCTCTTTCTCGATGGTTAAGAAGCCGAAAAGCGTCATGATTGACGAAGTGTTTGCGGCGATGGCGGGGAATAAGCCGAAGGCAGCAGACCCAAAGCCAATTAATCCACTTGCGGGTTTTGGCAAAAAAACATTAAAAGAAATAGAGAAGGAAGCCGCTGAATTGAAAATAAAGGCACAAGATGCAATAGATTTAGCCTTTCAAGCTATTCGCGATAAGTTTTCTGAAGCTGCATCAGGAGCCATCGATATGCCAAGCATTATAGCGGCAGGAACGGGTGGAAAAACGGTTGGCAATCAGATTGCCGAACTATTCGACCTTGACAGCTTTGGAGAAAATTTAGACAAGCGAGTCGAAAAAATTAAAGGCAAAATTAAAGAATCGGTTCAGGGCATTACAATTTCAATGACCGAAGAAGCCCTGATGATGAAAAACGTAGCGGGGGCAGCCTTAAATCAATCGTTCGCAATTTTAGCCGAAGGTTTAGCCACGGGCATATCATCATTATTTAATCAGGATATTGATTTTAACTTTTCCAAAGTAGTTGCGGATGTTTTATCAGCTGTTGGCGGTATGTTAATTGCTATCGCCACGCCATTAGTTGCGGCGTGGGCTTTAGGAACTTTAGCAACAATGGGGGCAACAGTCGCACAAGCACAAGCAGCAGCGGGAATGTTAGCAATCGGAGTATCTTTGAAAGGCGGCGGTATGGCAATGTCAGCCAACATGAACAGCAACACCGGAATACAATCGCCACGGATGGGCGGCAGTAGTTCCGCTCCTGCTTTCTCAATGCCTACTTTAAACTTAAATATTAACGGGAAATTAACGGGTTCGGGTACGGACTTGGTTGCAGTAATTAACGAAACTAAATATTCTTGGAATGGCTAAAAGTTTAAAATATTTCTACGAATACCGTTCGTTCATTGGCAACAATTTACATAAGGTTGAGATTTGGGTCGAAGGTTTTTCGGGAACAGCCGAAGAACTACAAGCGGGCAAACCCGCGTTGACGATTGAGCAAAACAAAACCGTTGCGGAGCAGTACCTCGGTGGGTTGGTTCCTACCCGTTTTTTACTACAAGCCATATCAACGGCAACTTTCAAAGAATCGGCGTTTGATAGTCAAAGCTACGGTGATTACTCTATTCTAAAATATACCGATAGCGTTCTGGAATATGAAGGAATAATTGACCCGTTTACCTCACGTGATTTAGACCTTCCCGACGGGATGTTCGCCACCCAGATAAGTGCGGAGTGTGGGCTAAACTACCTCAAAACGGAAACGTTCACGCCCACCAACGTCCGGGTTAGGTTGCTTAATGTACTAAAGGCGTGTATTGACAAGCTACCCCACAAGTCAAACTTTGGATTTAGCATTGTGGATAACACCACAGTAAGCACGGACAACTTAGGAACAACCACCGCCAATTATTGGGATTCGTTCGTAGATGATCGGCAATACAAGGACAAAAACTGTTACGATGTTTTAGCCGAAGTACTTCAAGCATACAACGAACTTTACCTTTCAAAGGGGAAATGGCACGTTCGCAACATTGCCGAAATGAACCGTGGCAATAGTACGGAGCGGGTTTACAGTTCAACCTTAACGCTACTCAGCACCACCGCATTTAACCGAGTGGTAGCCGCAAACGTTGAGCGTAACGCGGGCGGTAACTTTGGCAAAAACTTTAGCTTAAAAAATGTTACGATTGAAAAGCCGAAAAGTTTATCGCGTGAATTATTTGAAGCGGGCGAGTTCAACGACTTAACGGGGTGGACGTCTAACGGGTTAGGCGGGGTTATCTTTACGGCCACGGACGGCAAACTTGACAACCAAGAATTTACCACGTATCAACCTTCGGGAGTTGATAACGATTATATTCAAAACACGGTAGGCGTTTCGTTCTTTCCGTTCAACAATTTATTTAATCAAGCCGAAAACGATAAATTATCCATAAAGATAAAAGCCACTTCGGGCGGGTTTATTCAGTCGTTACGGTTTCAAATTATTGTTGTACAAACGGGAAGCCCAGAACGCCGCTACCACCTAACGCCGCAGGGCGAGTGGGTAATGGAAGCCGCTTCGGTTACGAGTTACCCGATTTATACACTCGCACCTAAAGACAGCGAACAAACAATCGAGATTCCAAAACCCCCGTATAATGCGGCGGTTAGTCCGTTTGTAATTCCTAATTTTGATGGATGGTACACGGGCAATGTGTTTACTTCTCCGCTTGCAAATTTAGAATACAAGGTATTTATACGGGTGTTTCAGCCCGAACGAAATATTGTTAGCATTGCAACCACGGGCGGCGAAGTGCTAATTGACTACATTAGAATAGTTTCAGAGCAGCTTAACAATGAACTCTTTGAGGGGTTTGTAAAAGAGTTTAGCGGCGATAATGCAGCAGACCGAAATAATAAATTACCGATTAAGGCAGCAACGGGATTTCCCGTTTTTCCACAAGGATTAGAAACGTTATATCAAGCAAGCACGGGCGATGCACACTTTACGAAGTTTAAGTCAAACGGTAGCATATTTTACACCGACCTATCAAACCACATTGCAAAGAATTATTTAGATAGCCTTTCAATTAGGTTAGGCACTTACGAAGGTGAGTTACGCGGCGTTTTGCATTTTGGGGACCTTGTGGCTATTGATTCGGACGTTTACCGAATCCATAACCTTAGCCTTGATTCGACAATGGGTTTCGCACGGGTTAAGGTTGTGAAATTAACCGTTGCGGACGTTACGCCAATTGCCGAACCCGTTGTAATTCCCGAAAACTTTCAACGTTGGTTAGGTGAGTTCGATAGATTAAACCCACGGGAGCGGTTCCCAACTTTTTTAAGTGAAAACTTTGAAAGCAATATCGGAAGAAACGGCGAACGAACCATAGCACTAAAGCCACAGATACGAGCCGAATCATTCCTTTCAAAAACGGGCGAAGTGTTCTTACTTAAAGAAAGTAACGAAGCGGGCACGGGTTTGATTTGGGTCGATAAAGATTATGCGGTAACGGATTCAATCAAGCCAGTTACGGCGGGTTACGAGTTCAAATCCGAAGCAAGCCCACACACAGCCGTTTTGGACTTCACCGCACTATCTCAAAACGTCACAATAAAA